AAGTGATGCCGGGAAAGTTTGGCTCGACTTTCTCCTTCAAAAACTCGAGCCATTCGTCGGCCATATAACCTGTTCTATATGTCGCCATCTGCTCTATTCTCCGAGCGGTTGATGCTGAATTTGCCGCCAGGGTAACGACTCTCTAGCTTGCTGATGTTCTTCTCAATCACAGCAACAGGATCGACACCGAGCGCGATACAGCCCTGCATCCAGTACCAGAGAACGTCGCCTAGCTCACTCTTCAGATGGTCTATGTTTGCAGCATCGTAGGGCTTGCCGTGAAACATGATCTTTTTCACTAGCCCGGCGAATTCTCCTGCTTCGTCGGCCATACCAATCGCCGCGGTGAGCAACCTTGAAACATCGCAGTCATCGCCTTGTAGCTGTCGAATACGGCATAGCCATGTTTCGGTATATTTGCTGTCGTCGGAAGTAACCCCGTCTACAAACTTGCGATATTGATCTAATTCATTCTTCATCTGTGTCTCCTGTTTGTTCACTACCAAATTCTTTTTGTAGAAGTTCTTTGATTTCGTCGAGAGCATCTACGCCGTGTATCTCTTTCAGATCACGAATATGCGCTTCGTCGATTGTAACATCAACCTTCTCTTGCCACTTCATGTGTCGTTTTTCAGTCATCCATTCTCTCCTATATCTACGGTTCTGACACGCACGCCAGCCTCTTTCAGCATCTCCCTGCTGATTTCGCTAACGTGGTAGTGTGTGCCTGCGCCGTGACCGCCGAATGGGATATTGGGCCCGACAATCTCGACAATGCCAGCCTGTATAAGAGCACGAGTACAATCCGAGCAAGGAATAGGCTCCCAGTTCAAGTAGGCAATTCCGCCTTCCAAACGAATGCCTTTGCGGGCCGCATTAAAGACGGCGTTTCGTTCGGCATGTTCCACCCACTGATATTTTTCTGGTCGCTTGTGCCAGCGGTCGGGGTCAATGTCATCGGTTAATTTCTTTCCCGTGGCGTTGCATACTAGACAGTCACGATATTCTTCACGAGGCGTGGTTGGGACGATGTCACATCCAAGAGACCGCTTTCGACCGACGCCGTGACACCAGTTACACGTTTCAAATGTTGTCTCTCGAACGCCGCGAGGGAAACCGTTGTAACCCATACTTAAAACGGTGTGGTCCGGGGATACGATCACACAACCTACCTTTGTGCTGTCATCTTTAGATTTTGAAGCCACGAGCGTGGACATCTGGATAAAATAATTATCCCAGTTTTGCATACCAATCTCCTATTCTGTGTCTGTTTTGTTTTCGTTCAGCTCTTCTTCGATCAAATAATCTTCCATTGCTCGACCACACTTTCTTGAAAAGAAGCATAGTGAAGCGTTGAATAAAAGCAACAACCCAGCTAATAGTATGTATGCACACTTCTCCATCTCGATTGCGATAATCGTTAGAACAGTTATATATTCTATAATCGTCACAATCGAAAAGAAGCCAATGCCTAATATGTTGCACTGGTTTTCTCGACTTTTGAACACGGTGTCTCCTTGAGTCGGCTGAGGAAGAATTCCAACTCTTTTCTTCTGTGTCCTAGTATCCTTCCCACGGTATTTATTAAATAATCAATAAAAAAATACAAACTTTTAATATGGTCCGGTGTTAGACTATGCGTAGCCTTCATTATTTCTGTTCCATTTCCTTGCGAGTGGTGATAATCTTGTCGGCGAGTCCAAGGTCAACTGCTTCTTTGGCAGAAAGGAAAGTATCGTGTCGCATCAGATCTAGTAGTTCGTCGTAGGTCTTTCCCTTGCTGTTATGCTTCTCATACAATCTCGTCAATCTCTCATTTACTCTCTTTCCTTCTTCCATGTGCCGACGATTATCTTCGAACTCTAACTCCGTGACATACATGCTGCCGCGAGTGGGAGGGATACCGTGACTGATACGATGAATCATTGTGCGAGATTCGGCGAGGACATAACGATGTCCTGGCTCACCCGCTTGGGCGATAAAGGAGCCCATGCTTGCGGCTTGCCCCATCGCCATCGTATGGACTGGACAAGAGATGAACTGCATCGTGTCGTATACTGCCAACCCTGCTTCTACATGACCGCCTGGGCTGTGAACATAGAGACTGATTGGCTTTTCTGGATTTTCAGATTCTAGATAAAGAAGCTGCCCGCACACAACATCAGCCATCTCGCTTGTCACTTCGCCCCGAAAGAACACTACTCTCTCTTTTAGCAATCTACTAAAGAGATCATAAGACCGCTCGCCATTTGAGGACTTTTCGACAACCATCGGGATTAGGTAGTTCTGCATTCTTATCTCCTTTATTGATAAATACTATTATGAAAATGCGTGATATTATTACTGAATCTGTTGATATGAGCTTCTGGCGAGAACTGGACGCAAAGTTCAATCCAGATGCTTTGAAATATATCAACAAGGAAGAAGAGCGCCAAAAAAAGATGCAGGAAGTTCCTGGCACCCCTGTCTATACGGACGCTACCAAAGAAAAGCCTTCCTTTAACACCAAACCGAGCAAGGATGATATTAAAAGTTCTGGCTATAGGGGTCTTGTTGATACTCATGTTAAATCCGGTCATATAAGTAGAAAGAAAGGCCGAAAACTAGCTGGCGCCCGCTCTCCTATTGATCCTCAAAAATCTTTTCTACCGCATAGATAACCGAAGCTGAAAAGTCTCGGTCAAACTCGGGCAGATCTTCCTGTAAGCTATTCATATTCTCTAATGCCCATTGCCAATAGCTTAAAGGCACGTCTTGCATTTTCTGTCCCTTGTGCTTACCGAAAGGCATTGTATGAATGATAATTGGCTCTTCTAACCAACCAATAATCTGTTCACCAATATTCTCGTCGGCCTTGACATGCCATTGTTCGATTGCATATTTTACAAGGTGTTCGAACAGAATGCTTGTTACATAAGCATCTTGATCGGCGCGATGAGCAATAACATCGTCATCAATCGGCAAATCTAGTGCATAACGCAGATAGCTGAGATTATATGCTTTGATGTTCGGATCGCTCTCGTAAAGCTTCTTCGCCATTCGCATCGTGCAGATAATGGGTGAATGATTTACACGGTGCTCCTTCAAAACCCTTTCGTCATAGAAAGCGTTATGAGCAACCAGAAACGGTTTTTCATTCAATAGCCGCTCGACAGTTTCAAAATCATCTTCAAAGGATGGTTTATTCGACACCATACGATTAGAGATGTATGTGACTGCAGAAACCTCCGGCGGAATAGGTTGCGGAGGTCGATAGAGTTGATTGTATGAGACTTCCCATTTATTGTCGTAATCGCAGGTAGCAAACTGAATCATTTGCGCGTCGCGAAAATCTAACGAAGTAGTTTCGGTATCGAATACTCGAAAGTCTTTTAAGGTCTGTGTAAGTTGTTCCATGTCATAAGTTTATGACATTCTACAAAAGAAAGCAAATCAAGATGAACTAGTATTGTCCACTAGTTTTGAACCAGCCTTCTCCTTTTAGAACAAAGTTGCCCGATGTTATTAGTCTTACAAGGTCATCCTTGCTACACGCTGGGCATGTTATAAGAGGTTGCTCGGAAATTTTCTGATATTGATCGAAGCGATGATTACAGTGATTACACTTATATGTATAGCTAATCATTGTGTCTCCTTATTTACCAACACCTACATATAAATCTTTGCCTTTCTTCTTTAGTCCCTTTGGAAGGTTATTTTCTGACACTAGGACGATGCGACGACCACCTTCGCCGCGAGCGTAAAAGATATTTGGGAATCCATACTGATCTACAGAACTGAAGTCTAAGACCTGTGATGCTCTGCGTCTACGAATGCGCAACCACAGGCTCCCTATATGATCTATAAAATCTGAGACCTTTATAAATTCGCCGCTGACTGTAATCGTATCTGTTCTGCCGCCGACGGCTTCCACTTCTACTTCCATAGGACCGACATACATGTAATCAATAGGCCCGCCCATCTTCTTTGTTCCTCGAAGAATCTGATCTAAATACTTATCTGGTACCTTGACAAAAACCTCAATGGCCTTGGATGGTGGGAACTTCTTGCCTTCTTGGTCTCCGAAGTTATCCTTATAAAACTTATAGGCTCGCTTAATGGCATTGCCTACAATATTAGGATCAATATTGAACAACCCGGCAATGCCGCCGCCAGCGATGGACGGTGCGCTTTCGCCTTTAGCACTTATAAGGTGAGTTTTACCACCTTTGGTATGTATAGCAAGATCGGCGTATGGTTCTTTACCTATCTCACTTACGCCTTCTACTTTGTTTGCTGAGATAATATTACGAAGATTTGCCTTACTGGTTTTAATGGTAACGGGTTGATGATTATTTTCAGCAACGGCATTGTTGATGGCATCAACTAGTCCTGCTTCTTGTCTCTCGCTTTCGGCTTTTCCGCCGCGCCTACCAAACTCTTTCGTTTTCTGTAGCTGTGTGAGTTTTATAGAATCTCCATCAACGGTTGGTAAGATGACGCTTTTTCGTTCGTTGCGGAATTTATCTAAGACAGTACGCGGTTCACCGCCAGCTAACTTACGAAGAAATGCTCGATGTTCTTTTGGGTCTTCATAGCCTATAATGACTGTTTCTGATTCTGTGCCTTCCGGTGCTCGAGGATCTGGCACCAACTCAAACGGTTCTTGATTTTTGACTTTCTGAACGAATACTGACCAGTTGTCGCGTTTTGCCAACTGTTCAGGACTAAGAGCAACCTCTATTAGAAACTCTTGTAATCTCATTCTTAGTAGTCCTCAAGATCAATATTAATACCAAGCTCGTCAAAATCGAAGCTATCATCTTCATAGTCTTCGATATCTTCGATGTCTACCATCTTGTCTTCATCGTCATCGTCGCTTTCAAAAATCTCGCCTTCCCCGTGACATTCTTCGCAACCCTCTCCCTCGCAAGATGGGCAGATGTTGGTAGCTGGTTCTTTCTCGTCATCGTCATCATCTAATCCCAGTCCGAAGCCGCCAAGAGGGTCGGTCTTTCGTAGATAATCTTCGTAGGCGCCTTCTCCTAGTAGCTCTTTGGTAACGTCATTGAGGGAGATGCTTTCCATTGGAATGCTGTCATACTCATCTACCAAATCATCCTCATCTTCGCGCATACGATCCATCTCTATCTCAGCGTCCCATTCATTATCGAATGGTTCGGATACTTGATCATAATCTCTATTCAACCAATGAATGATGTCCTCACGGGACAGGTAGCTCATATATCGTTTACCGCCCATGCCGTATAGCTCGTCGCCCATAACGGTAGATTCGTGCCAGTAGCTGCCGTCCTTCTCTAGACCAATGACAGCATATTCGTTGCCATTACCGATCGCTACGAAGAACTGCTCGGACTCTTCCTCACCGTCTTCTTCGGTTAGCTCGCCCTTCATGAGCTTCTTATGTTGTTCAGCAACATCTTTGCCCGGCTTAATGCCGTAGCGTCGTTTTAGCTCCTGCTTGATTAACCTCATTTGCAAACCACGCGCACTACCACGGGCGCCTTCTGGTTCGCCAGCGCCCTTGGCTAGGTTCTGAAGCTCTTGGTCGCTCATGTTTCTAACTCTTTTCTTCATCCCCTCAGGACCACCTGGACTCGAATCTTTATTCCAAGTCATAGCTTTATGAAACTTCTTTGCTACTTTGTCACCAAAATCTTCCGAGACCTGCTGTGCTTCGCCCTGAGAGTAAAGATTCTTATATGTTAGTGGATCGTGCTGCTTTAGCCAATCGATAACATAAGGGCGTGCATCGAGATTAGGGTTCTCGTCTTCAAGTTTTTCGAGCATATCAAAAAGATCATCATCACCATAAATGTGATAAATGTTATCTTTCATGTCCGCAGGACTAAGCTTTTCACCTCGTCCGAATAACAGACTGGCGAGTGCCTTGTAATCGCTTTCTTGCTCTGGTAGTGCCCAGGTTCCTTCAGTGATCTGAATGAACTTCTTCATTTCATGTAGTGTTTCTTTCGACATCTGTAACTCCTACTGACAGTATATTATCAGTATTTATCAAATGCCTAACTAATGAACGGTTTTAGGTATATGGTACTTGATTGTAAGGTAGGAGGTATCGCCATCCATTGCTTTCTCGATCAGCATTTGAAGACGTTGCTGGGTCTGCTCCGGAGAACCACTTGTCCATTCGGTCAAGTCAGCAGCCACTAAATAATGCGCCTCATCTTCGAAGGCCTCCATCAGTTCATCTTTTGTAAAGGTTTCGTCGGGCTCGGTGACTAAAGCACCGCAGAAGTCATCGTTGTGATCATAAGCGAAAATAATACCTTGTTCTCTAAACGAGTACTCGTTGCTTCCTCTCATTCTTCCTCCCCTTGGGCTTTTTAGTGGCTTTTTGATAGGCCTTTTGATGGCATTCCTTGCAGTAAGCGCGGCCCTCTACCACAGGTTTGCCACATTCAGGCGCCGTATTCGACCCTGGCGGATCTTTCCACTCGCAGGCACGAGCACGCCACAGTCCGAAAATTGCGTCGAAATCATTCATCTAGTTGACCTTCTTCATTGGGAGTGAGCACATATTATACTATCTTTTGTAGCCTGTGTCAAGCTCTTCTGACGGATCTGGTAAAATTTCTACGATAACGATGCTGTTACCCTCGGCATCCGCCTTGATTATAGCTTCAGACAGCTCAAATTTATCTTTTGTTGATGCATACCAGGTTATTTCATATGGACTTTGAATAAATCCTTGGAATCCTCTTAGAAGAACTTCTATATGCTTGGATAAATTGCTGTAATCTGTACCAACAAATTCACCAATAAGTGATTGAAGATCTGCATAATCAATAATTCTTACCTGTGTTGTTTCTTTGGTTTGTCGATTTAGGACGGTATACTTGGTACCAATCTCTTTTAAATTAATTTTATTCATCTTAATATTTATCGTAAAAAGACACCGTGTACCCATTCTCAACTACATAATCGACGCCAAAAAACTCAGGACACAATGCTAGGTCGGTTGCCCAATCTTCAGGACCTTTCTCCCAAATGATTTGGGCGTCTGCTTTGCTGAATCCGTCTCTTACGATGCGTTTTTTATTCTTGATCACAATGTTTTTTTGATACCCTTTCTGTTTGGCAACCTCTTCTAGTTCAACAAATAATCTCTTGGCTGCGTGGTATGATGGTGAGAGAGAATATCTCTCTGAATGATTTTTAAAGCACATGGCGACACTCCTGGCGTTAAGGTGAATTTTAGCATTTACCTAGGCTAGGAGTATGTGTATGAGTTGTTATTATAAGGTAAATGCGTCTACAACAATATTTACCGTTTTTGACAGAAAATTAGGTATCTTCTTCAATTATTAGTCGAAGCGGAAAACCTTCAGCACGAGCAGTTCTAATACATGTATTCATCTTCTCTTCAGCAATCTCGAATTGGTAGATACCAACCACGGCGCTGCCGTCTGCATGAATCTTTAGCATAGTTTCAAATGCTTGGTCGTGATCCATATGAAAGACTAGGACTAATAGACCCACAACGAAGTCCATCGTTGTCTTATCATCATTTAACATTATCACACGCCAAAGATTTGGCTCGGTTACCTCAACGTCTTCTAATTCTTCTACCGCAACGTCGCTATCTGGGGAGATGTCTTTCATCTCATTCATAATGTTTTCTAATTCTGCTTCATTCATGGTCGCTCCGAAAATGCTAGAGTGTGCTAACATTGTAGCACACCCTAGCACCTCTGTCAAAGAATCACGAAGATTTAATTTCGATCTTTCTTGGCAGATTCTCTTCTGGAACATAATGTTCTAGTGAGACAACCAAAAGACCATCTCGAAACTTCGCATCCTTCACCTCCCAGTGTTCTGGCAGATAGAAAGACTTTGAAAAGCTTCGTGTAGAGATACCTCGATAGGTATATGTCTTCTCGTCTTCTTCAGTCTTGTCTGACATCTCTGCGGAAATGGTCAAATGACTTCCTTCTACAGTAATATCAATATCGTCAGGACTAAAGCCGGCAACGGCGAGCTCAATATCTGAGGAAGTCTCAGATCGCTTCACAATATTATGTGGTGGATAGTTAGTCGTTGCGCGAGAATATCCATCAAAGACTCGATCAAAGTCCACAAAGTGACGATCGATCCATTCGGCTAGATTGGATGTGGTTATCTTAGGTAGGTTAGTCATAATAGTTACTCCTTATTAAGCAAGTAAAGTGGGCACCATGCCCAATGTAGAGGGAGACCATTCTCCCTCTACATTTTTATTTAGCATCTATTATAGGAATAGAAGCGCAAAAGCTTTAACAACCAAAAGCGGTGTCATAACTTTTCGAGACTGTTCCGACAGATTCGATGTAAACGACTGGCTACGAACATACTCTTCAGCATCATTCACAAGCTGATATGCCTGATTCATTAGCTCAGTGCGCTGCATAGAAGCCTGATTATACGCCTCTACCAACACAGCGTACTCTTCCATAGCGGCCTGATTCTGACGGAAGCAAGAGATTGTTGCTTGCTTCTGTAGATCCGTATCAGCACGGGAGCCTTTTGTGTAATCAGGAACATTGCCTGTGCAATCAGAAACCACTGGAGGTTCTGGCGGAACCAACACGATGGTCTGAGACTGTGCAAAACGAGCATCTGCCAACTGAAGAAGCTTGCAGTAATACTCCGCATCACCGACAGAAACACCTAGCTCTCTTGCCTGAAAGCTCATTCCACCTGAACATGCATTCGAGAAAACAGGCGCAACGCTGGCAACCGGCGCTCCACGGAAGTCTGTGCTAGCATCAACCTGAACATTTGTGGTTGAGCCTTCAACAACCTGTGTCGAACCTTCAACATTCTGAGTTGAGAGGGCACCTGTGCCTTCTTCACCACCGAAGTTGTTATTGACAGTGACATCGCCTGTAGAAGCGGAAGATGTATTATCTACAGCACCTTCTTCTACATTTAGAGAACCACCAGTTGCGGACGAATCACCACCGACCATGCTGTTTGTGTTTGCAACAGCACCTTCATCAATAGATGCATTTCCACCCTGTGCAGTTACAGCACCTTCAGCGACATTTAGCGTATTGGTGCCAGTGTTGCTATTCTGTACTGCGCCTTCTGAAATAGTTGCATTGCCACCTGCTACCGTGTTGGTGTTGCTATTCTGTACTGCGCCTTCTGAAATAGTTGCATTGCCACCTGCGCCACCAGCTCCACCTGCCGCGGTGTTTGTATTCTGGACTGCGCCTTCTGAGACAGAGAAGTTATTGGTGTTGGTGTTTGTGGCTGAATTTTGGACTGCACCCTCTGAGACGGTTAGCGTGTTGGTACCTGTTACCGCTCCACTCTCCACGGTCACCGCACCACCCGTTGCAGATGATGTGCTTGGTCCTGTTGATAGTGTTGTATCACCAACATTTACCGAGCCTCCCGTAGCGTTGGCATTGCCGCCTGTTGCTGTTTGGGTTTGGTTCTGCTGCTGCTGTTGCTGGTTAGTTAGCGTGTTGGTATTGTCAACCGTTGCAGTGGCATTTGCAGTTGCTTCGGCAATTCCAATTCCGACACCGTTGCCGCCGCCCTCGCCTTCGCCGCCGTTGCCATTTCCACCTGGTCCACAGGTGCTACCTTGACAAACTTCAACTTTTTCGCCGTCAACAAATGTTGTACCGGCTGATACGATCTGAGATGATGTTACCGCAAGAACAACAAGAACTGCTGCTGCGACTTTAATAAGAACCTTCATATATTTAACTCCTTATATGATAATAAGAAGTTACCAGGCAGAATTTACAACCATATGACATGCACTTAGGTTAATTCTTTGCGACCCTCATCTTTCGATAAAGTTAGCCGTTTAACAAGTATCTTCTATAGTTTCTCCAATAATAGACTACATAAAATAAAAAGACAAAGTAGTCCTTCTATTTATACTTTATTGTATAATATAAAAAGGACTACTGTCAAGAGCTGTGTTTCGTCTTTAGTACAGGCGTTTACTTTTCTGTTGCTCTTCTAAAGTCTTAAGCCATCGCTTACGAGCAATCGCCTTCTCCTTCTTTCTGCGCACAGATGGCTTTTCATAAAACTCTCTTTCTCGCAGTTCACGAAGAATGCCAGAATCTTGGACCTTCTTGTTAAAAATCTTCATAGCCTTTTCAAAACCAAATGGGCGATCCTGAACTTCAACCTTAAGCCCTGGCACTAGATCACGAGGATTAAATTCATTCTTGCCTCGGTGTGTGTATCTTTCTTTTCTACTCATCATTCATCCTTTTCTTTTCGTAATGGTAATCTAATCTTCCGTTCTCTCCAATAACAACTCTCTCTAATCCTTCCTTACGAAGTCGAGGAAGCCGAAATTGAACATGCAACAATACCTTTTCAAGTATAGTCTGCAATCCTCTTGCTCCTGTCTTTTCTTTAGAAGACTGATGAGCAACGCCGCGCACAAATTCAGGTAAGAATTCGAGGTCCACATTGTCTAGTGAAAAGAGTCCTCGATACTGGTCAATTAAACAATTCTTAGGTGTAGTTAGTACCTTAACCAGCATATCCTCAGTAAGATCATGCGTAGCGACAACAATCGGAAAACGACCAACAAATTCTGGAATCAAACCAAAGCTCATTAAGTTCTCTGATGTCGCCTCTGATAATAACATAGCTTCGGATGATTTGTCAAGTACCGCCCCAAATCCGATTGTGGAATGTTCGCGCTTACTTTCCTTGATAATGTCAGCCAATCCCACAAAAGCTCCGCCGGCGATAAACAAGATGTCTTTTGTTTCGAAATCTTCTCCGGACGAAAGTTTGATTTTTGTTCCTTCTACAAGTTTGAGTAATGCCTGTTGAACACCTTCTCCCGAAACATCTCGATTGACTGTTGCGCTCTCGCTCTTACGCGATTTCTTATCGATCTCATCAATGTATATAATGCCTTTCTGCGCCAATTCGATGTCTCCATCGGCGGCGTGAACTAGTCTGTCAATCATATTTTCAACGTCTTCACCGACATAACCAGATTCAGTAAGACTAGTGGCATCGGTTTGAACAAACGGAAGATTAAGAGTTTTCGCCACTGTGCTAACAAGTAGCGTCTTACCAGTTCCACTCGGTCCAATAAGAAGAACATTCGATTTCTTTAGTTCTGTATCTGAGACAACTGGATTGTTGATGCGCTTGTAATGATTATAGATTGCTACGGATAATGTCTCTTTTGCGAGTGATTGCTCGATAATATACTGATCGAGATACTCTTTGATTTCTTCAGGGGTTGGCAGGTCATCAATTTTTTTGATGTTTTTCTTGTTATTATGAATAACATTATATCCGAGTTCAATGCATTCATCACAAATATATACCGTAGCCGGACCTTGATCTGGGCCTGCTAATACCTTTTTAACTTCTTTTCTGCCCTTGCTACAAAAATTGCAAGTGATATTATTCATCTATCTCTCTTTATCCGCGATTGTCTGTTGCTGATAGTCGGTGCCGGTCAGGTGCCTTAGGTTTCGTAACTAACTCGGCAGTTGAGTTTGGATTAATTTTTACTTGTTTCATTGTAGCGGTTTCTGAAGGCATTTGCAAATCTTGAATAATTTCTTCATCCGTAGATTCGACATCAGTTGATGGACCTTTCGATGAAGGAGGCGGATCGGTCTTCGTGGGAGGCGACTTTTTCTTAGAAGCCCTATTCATTAGAGAATAGTTTGCAGCCATGAGGAGGAGAATTGCCATCGGATCAAAAACGAATATAAATGCAATGATAGCCCATCGAACAGCATCTTCTAGATTATCTTCAGAATTTCCATAAACAATCTCAGCGATATATTTGATAGGACCAACTTCCATTTCAAGAGACCGAAGCTCGTTGCCGAGTTGAAGTTTCTCATCTTCATACTGGTCAATGCGATTCTGTGCCTCATCGATCGTCGTTGCCAACAGGTCTCTCTGCTCTTGTTGTCCTTCTCGTACTGCCCTAGCTCCGTCATCACCACTAATCTTGTCATATTCGATTAGCGTCTGAACCGTTTCATCGAGTTGAGCAATAACCGTTTCTGCATCTGCAATTCGAGCTTCTTCTCTATTAATTCTCTGATCTAGTCTTTCGATCTGTGCTGTGTTGTTTGTGACCGGGGCTGTTTGTTCTATGTGTGCTTTTGATAGCAGTCCAAAGATACCCATACTGGTGAGCAGCATCGCAATCAATACCAGAGGCAGCATCGCATATTTGATTTTCGTGGGCTCTGTCCAGTTGCGGTAGATCCAGCTTACGCCGACAACTTTACCGAGTTCGATAACAGAACCCATTACAAGAGCATGGATCGGCAATCCTGAGAAGATTGCCACAATACCAAAGATGGCAAAGACTGCGGCTGTTCCAGCCATAGCCAATGCGGTCAATAGAGTGATGATTCCAAATAGCATATATAAGCTATTTATCAATAGTTGTGATGCAATGGTTCTGTCTTAATTCCGTGTAGAATGCTTGTTTAGGAGTAATATACGCGAATTGAAGCTCTTGATTTCCGATGATAATATAATGATTCGGTAGCTTCTCACGAAAGGCATCTCGAATTTTATTCAGGTAAGCCCTCTGAGATTCAGTTGTAAAATCCCGGTCCAGTTTACAGTTGATATATAGAACTGGCAGGTTTCCCTCTTGAGGGAATTCTGTAATCTCGATCGGTATCTCTTCTCTTTCTTCGTTATCAAATTTTTTCATCTTCATCACTAAGATAGGTTATTTCTACGCTACTGGCAGAGAAGTTTAAATTCTCGTAGATAAACTCCTCGCAGGCTTCGATCATTTCTTCCTCATTATCGTAGCCGTCCAACCAAAGTTCTACTAGAAACTTAGCCATTAAAAGCTCATTCGCTCATCAATCGTATCGCACGATTCGGACGACTATAACGAGCGCAGCTCTTCTTCGTCTCCCACCATTCGACCTCGCCAACCTTCACACCGATGCGCGCCATCTTCGGAGTCACCAGGTCATACACCCACTTCGAGAGATTCTCGGAGGTGGGTATAAAGTCAACAACGAAGAAGCTTTCGTAATACTCGTACTCTGGGGTACCTACTGGAATACCAGTTTCTTCCATATTAATCAGATAACCTGCGCAATGATCGGTTTCTGGAACAAAGACCGGTGTAAGACTTTTCGGCAGATGAACCAGTTTTTCAAATAGAGGATCATTCTGATCAAGAATGAACTTGTGGTCAACTGTCTCGTCGAAGAACTTTTTCAACCAGCTAAGATGCAGGAAATCTGTTACCATTCCTTGCGGATTAAGATTGTCACCTTGAAGGTGAATATGAACTTCTGCTTCGTGCCCGTGTAGGTGTCGGCATACGCATTGCCTTTCAAGAGCAAATTCCTTCTCTAACTGCTGCACCCAGACGCGATGGCCATATGCAAAGTTAAATTCTTTACTGATCTTCCAGCTCATCTTCTTCTCCTTCTTCGTGCTCATCTAAGAAATCTTCCAGTAAATAACCGGCTGCAATTTCCTTAAGCGCAAGCACCGTGTTACCGCTACCTTCTCTAGGAACTAGAGGCACAGCCCCATTTTCCAACATTTTTGCTCGTTGTCCGGCAATCAGAATCATTGCGAACTGATTACTGTCACAAGTCTTCAACGCGCCTTCGATAATACCTCTAGCCATTTCCTTAACCTCTCTTTCTTGATAGTGCCATGAATTCTGCTCTTGTTGCGGGGTCGTCTTTGAACGCCCCGCCCATCTTGCTCGTTACCGTACTGGAATCCATATCTTCGATACCGCGAGCCTTGACGCAATGATGGTCGGCTTCTATCACCACCGCGACATTTTCTGTATTTAAGATATGTGATAGAGCATGATAAATCTGTGCGGTTAGCCTTTCCTGTACCTGCGGCCTTCGTGAGAAATAATTAACCACTCTATTCAGCTTACTGAGGCCGACTACCTTACCATTTGGAATATAGCCGACAGTTGCTTTGCCTACGATATTCTGAAAATGATGCTCGCAACAAGACATAACACTAATGTTCTTTTCTACCAACATCTCATCATAGTTGAACTTATTTTCAACAACAGTGATCTTAGGAAAGTTCTCAGGCTTCAACCCGTAGAAGGTTTCGTTAAGATACATCTTTGCCACGCGACCCGGCGTATCATGTAGACTATCATCAGAAAGATCAAGACCGAGAACATTCATAATCTCTCGAAAATGAACCGCAACAGTTTCTAATTTTTCTTCTACTGCTCTATCGTTGTATTCGTTCCCTACCAACGGTGTTTCAACACCTAAATCTTTCAATTTCTCATGTACTTCTAGACCTAGCCTAGAATCCGTGTTTCCAATTTTTGCCATTAGCCATATACTCCATATTTACTTAATGTTATCTGCATTTGATGCCAGTTATTCTGAATATAGATGGGTCTAGAGTTTATATCTTCTAGATATTTGTGCATCGCTGTTAGAGAAATCAACACATTATGAAAATCTGATCGCAGGTCTTCTAATTCTGATGCTAACCTCGATGAACGGTCCTTCTCATCTCTATATACACTATAAAGAGTGGAGATAACACCGTTTTGATTTATATCATCGCCTAGTTTCAGTTCTTCGTAAAAAAATTCCTTGTCGATCTTTTCTTTCATGCTCTCGTCATTCACCAGAATTGAAAGAGCTTTATCAAGACGAGCAAGAAGTTCTTCTATGTTTTGATCTACGGGAGAAGATGAATTATTCATATGTTTCCTCTTATTCAATTATTATAACGCATCTAACGCAATGTGTCAAGCTATACTGCCATGGGCGGTTTGTTCTTAAAGTCTGGATGAGCTTCGTACCCAATTAATTCTACATCACCATATTCAAGACTTAAAAGGTCTTCAAGTGTATTTAGACTCTTATTAAATTTTAAGGTTGGTAATTTGTATGGAATACGCTTAATCTGTTCTTGGACCATAGGAATTTGATTATGATAAATGTGAACATCACCACCGAAGTAGACTAGCTCACCAGGCACAAGATCAAGTAGTTCGCATAATGCCATATTAATAAATGCATAGCCCATGATATTATAAGGCAGCCCAAACGGTATATCGTTGCTTCTCATTATGAATGATGAATTAAGTTTGCGATCGGGCGTTATTTGGTATTGGTGCATAATATGACAAGGTGGAAGCGGGGTCTGATCTACCTGCTGCGGATTCCATGCAGTGACAAGGTGTCTCCGACTAAATGGATCCTTCTGTAATCCTTCGACTAGTCCCGCAATCTGGTCCACTCCCTCCACGGCTGGCTGAAGGAAGATCTCGCCTTGGAATGGTCCGGGCATCGGGTCTTCGATCGTCACAGCATCCTCCCCGCCAAAGTTTCTCCACTGGTGGCTGTAGCCGTATCCCATGTCGCCTTCTTCAAGATGTGTCAATCCTCGCTCGTCGAGAAACTCTCGGGTCGTGTTCCCTTTCCAGATGTTAATCCTTTTCTCTTCAAGCTTCTTGGTATCGCGATCACCGCGCAAGAAGAACATAGTTTCTTCAAACGCAATGCGGAAAGCAACCTTCCTTGTGGTTATAATTGGGAACCCTTCGGAAAGGTCCCATCGAAGTGATCTGCCAAAAACGGAACGGGAGCCTACCCCTGTTCTATCTTCTTTATCGAAACCGTTCTCTAAGATATCAGTCAACAGTTGAATGTAATTTTGCATACCGTTTATAATAACGGATTATTGTGTTCGTGTCAAGAGCAATCTACGATGAAGCAATCGTCCTTCTATATACCCAACCGATACTTTGTCTTTGAAACCTTTCTCCGCCCAAATATATCGAGCATGGGCTAAAACCTGCTTTCGTAAATAAGTACCTTTATAAAGAAGAAGATGTTCGGCGTGTACTCGGATCTCCATTTTCAGTCGTCGCTTATCTGAGAATTTGGCGAGAATATTACCAATTATAAAACTGCGATAAAACTGTTCGGCGTATCGAAGTCCCAGAAGTTTCTTCTCACCACAAGAATTGTTTTCTCTTGTCATGACAATCGGTCCGAAAACCTTGACACACTCATAGATATTTCTTTCAAAATATTTGTCGTTTACGATATGAAAAACAGGAAAGAATCTTTTAAACCGGTATATCTTTTTTATTCGCATGATGTGTCTGTATCTGTGTCCGTGGTTGTTTCTTTAGATGCAACGATTTCGTCAGTGACGACGATCGGCGGTATCAATATAACCTTATTTATTAATTCGTAGTCTAGTTGATAAAAATTTCGTATTCTTTCTAAAACAACATCAGTTAGTAATTCATCTACCCAAGGCTGAATCATTTTTTTAAAATTGTCATCTTTACCAACATTCTTTAATGGAAATATACCGACATCATTAAATTCGTGTAACACTTTTGATGATAATAGTTCATCACAATAATAAAATTTGATATTATTCCAATCTAGATCAATAATATGATCTGCCTGTCTTACCAAATGTAGATCATAAAACACATCAAAGTTTGTGAATTCCCATTTACGACTTAAAAACCATTTGCGAAGATTAGATGTTGGTCGATCAATTGCACATATTTCCGTAACGCATTTTCTCCACCGCTCGACAGGGTCTCGAAGTATAACATGTTTTTTAATCGTTGCTGCTCCAACAGGGTTTATGATATAATTAGAATCCCTCCAACCCTTATCAAACAAATATTTAGACATGCTGTTCGATGCATTCTTTGGAAGATTGATCCAAAATTCTTTTTTATCTACGGATATTAATCCTCTACCTAAATAAATTCGACAGCCTGCACAAACGTCAAATTTTTTAAATGGTCTTGACGTTATGATAGAATTTTTGCCCATGGAAACAAACGGGTAAAGATCCTTATAATAAGATTTCATAGATTACTCTCCAATAAAACACATCAACGCGCTCAACCTCACTATCGTAATGAGAAGTATCATCGTGCGTCTGTGTGCTCTATCGTATAGAGTTGGGCAATGCGTACTTTATTTATCTTCGTATCAAGTATTATATGGCTTCGTGGCCATGAAGAGTAAGGCTTTCGCCGTCTTTCAACAAGACCGTAAGAGTGAGCGTTCCGTCATCGCTCTTACCACACCCGGTGTCAGTGAAAATGGCTCGCCCGCCAGTTTGATTGGTCTGTGTGAACGGTCCACGCTTCGACAATGACTCACCACCATATGGCTTGCGATCATGACCAACCACAACGGTGTGATCACCGGGGATCTCGTCCACCCAGTTGTAGATGCGGACAGGCATGCCATCTGCCTCGCGCTCGCCAGTGACCTCGCCATAGAGGGCGCGATGCTTCGCCTTTCGCGAAAGTTCAGCTGGTTGGTCCCATACCTCCGCATGTGTGGCTCCATGGGTAAACACCCAGTTCTTATAGCGATATAGATGTGCGCTGTTTCGATGATTTATAAGATCTATGATCGTAGAAAGAAAAAGCTGTTCCTTTCCTTGTGGCACATCTGTTAAGGTCTTGAGTTGTGCCTTTTTAAGCTCTACCTTATTTCCAATGGCATGCCTATAAAATTTATCATCGTGATTTCCAATCACTAAAACGCCTCGGCCCTCATCCAACACCGCTTTCACAGCGATGACCGTCTCCAACGGCTTATCATGCCCATCTACTAAATCACCTAGAAACACAATAAACAGGTCGTTCTTGATGGCATAACGAATGCCATCTTTCAGCTTGTCAGCATGAGCATGAACGTCGCTAAAGGTAACGACGCCCTTATACCCCTTATTGAGATACGGAGTTAAGTCCATTATGAATCCTCTTTAGCGTATTTATCGCTAAAGTTCAAAAGTGAAACGCGGATTGAACTCGTTATTGATAGCGTGAGGATGGTAGCCGCACGGATTACAAATAATGCGCGTACCATGAATATCAAAATCCACATTGTCGTGTGTATGGCCATGTACCCAAACGTCGATGTCATTATCGTAAATAAAGTTGTCGAGGTTGGTCATATAGGCTGCATTCAGCGGGCTGGTCCGAAACCTCTGAGGAACACAAAGTGGATGCGGTAGGTGATGAGTCATCACAATCGTCTTACCGTCGAATGGCGTCTTCAATCGCTCTTCGATAAACCGCAGAGTCTTTTCATGCTCCCGTACTGTATCAAGCGGGTGCAGCCGTCTCTTACGATCGCCTTCGATAAACTGAACAATGTCGTAGTCGTTCATTCCTTGGCGGGCTTGGACAATTGCCCAGTAATCCTGCTTGTCAAAATCAGTCCACAGCGTGCCACCGAGGATGCGATAGCCTTCGTATACGAATTCCGTGTCATCAATCAATTTAAAGTTGTCGGGCATGGTGTTGACAAGCTCAGCCCAATCATCGCGAACCTGATTGTAGGTGTGATTATAGAACTCGTGGTTGCCAAGGGTGTAGGCAACAAACAAGAATCGTTCACAAAGATGCTCTATAAACTCTCGGGCATGAGTCCCAATGTGAATGTCGCCGGCGAGGAGTAGGATGGTCTTGGCATCGTCATTCATCGCTGGGATATTCATGGGGATCGCGCAGTCCGCGCGGAACTCCAAATGTAGGTCGCTTAATACTCTAAATTTCATACTGTCATTATACTAGAAACAGACCATTTTGTCAAGATAAAGAACCCTAACAAATTCAATGACTTACAAGATTTCCTAGAGGTGAACAAAAACCGCTCTCATCATGAGAGCGGTTTCATTCCTTCAAAGTGGATACTTACCTTTCGCCCTTTGCAGAGACAAACTCATTCAGCTTTCTAGCTTCTGCTACAACGTCTTCAGTGGTCGGCGCTGTCTTTGCAATCTCCGAATCTTCTACTGCTGCTTTAGCGGCATGTTGAGAATGAAGAATGCTAAAAGCAAGTTCTAATAAATTTTGTCTAATTTCGTAAGGTGATTTGTGGTTGTGTGCCATTACTTATGCTCCGTTAATACTTTTCTTTATAGGTGTTTATATTGCACTACAATATTTATCTAATATTTTTATTTCTTGGGGATAACTAGCCCTTGCGGCGGAACTTCAAGCCCACCTGTCGCTGAGCGATAAGCAGATACCAGTTCATCATGCGGTTTCATTCTTGCTACAATATGTACTCGCATGTATGAAACCGGCTTATCCTGTGCGCACATCATTGATGCAGCCGTAAGACTTAGTCCTTGTTGCGTCATGACCAATGTGCATGGGCTATCAACGAGAATCTCTTCTCGAGTAACTGCATTAACCTTACCAATAATCTCTTCTCCGGTTATAAGTTTAAATGCTACTATTTCGTCCTTTTTAAAGGCTGCTTCTGTTTCCTTATCAACAAACATCTGTGTCTCCTTTGTGTTATTAATTTATCCGCACTTTGAACTACCACAAGATCTGCATACAGAGCAGCCTTCCTGGTACACGATTTGCGAACTTCCGCACTCTAAACAAGTTCCTTCTACCTTTTCTCCATCCTTGATAAAAGTGGATAACCACTTCTTTACCGCAAACAAGAATGTACCTACATACGCATTGTCTAGCTTATCTAATGCATATACAATATTCTTGATCAATACGCCATGTCTTAGGCATAGACTAATCATACGAGAAATCTTCGTTGCGTTGTTATCGCTCGCAATCTTCTCCAACACGCCTTCGATATGATGCTCTGGAATACCCTTAGTTCTCGCCAGTGTGGTTAGTGCCTCAACCGCACCTTCTGCAACGACGTTCTTTTCATGGTGGTTGGTGTGAACGAACAGAGCAAATGGCCTACTACCTGTCTCATTCCACACAACCGTCATATACCACTTCTTACCTTCTGCGCGAAGACGCTTCATCGTCGCAGGAGTGGATTCTGGCATGTCCACATCCTGTAGGATGATTTCCTCATCGTCTGGCTCGGCATCCTTCTCATCCTTGGCGGAGAGAACCGTTGTCATGGTGCCCGAACGGTAGGTGGTTACGCCCTTGACAAAGCCGCTGGAATAAGCATTGAGGTAAATGTCTTTAAAATTCTCAAAAGGATAATCGTTAGGAACATTTACAGTCTTGCTCATTGCACTATCGACCCATCGCGCAAACCCGATAAGATCACTGACATGGTCTTGTACATTCATATTCATTGCCGTGGCAGTCCATGTTCGACGAGCATCCCACTCTCCCTTCCTTCGCATATATCGAACACCATAATCTTCACAGAGCACTTCTTTTGTTAGGCCACGATTTTTGTCAATCTTATAGACTGTTCCATCAGGCCCTTTGCCGCGAAGGATTTCTTCGTCGCCTTCTTTGACAAACTTAAACATTTTCGTTTCCTTCCACTCGCCTTCGTACCACTTAGGGCAAACGTCAGCAATATCATCGGGCATGTAATTGACGATAACTGTACGAATATAGTCATGCATAAACACTGGCTCTAAGCCTCCACTAACTACATTGGCTAAGATAGATGTATTCCCCGTTGGCTGAATGGACAGAAGCGAGCTATTGCGAACACCTGTGGTAGATAGCTTGTCCATATATTCCTGTGGTAGGTCGAGAGACTTGACAAACGGTCCTTCCTTGTGCCACTTCGGATTACACTCGCTAAACATGCCCTTTTCTTCAGCAAGATCAATAGATGCCATGTATGCAGTTCTCGCAATGGTACGCATTACATCGTCGCGAAGCTTGTTCGCTTCTTCGCTGGCAAAGCGCGTCTGTAGCATATATAGAGCAGACCCCCAACCGAGAATACCTACACCGATTCTGCGCTTGTTGCGAATGCTGTACTCGTATTCTGGCAGCGGTGCCTTGGTAAGGTCATTAATATTATCGAGAAAGCGAACTAGATAGCGAGTATACTTTTCGATGCGCTTGAGGTCAAATCCTGTGCGAGCCTTATTGACGAACTGTGTAAGGTTTAACGATGCAAGGTTACAAACGCCACCAGGTGCCAGCGTTTGCTCGCCACAAGGGTTAGTGGCAAACACCGTCTCAGCATAGTTCAGTGGCAGGAAATAATTCGCACGATCCAAAAAGAGCACACCAGGCTCCGCACGATTATATGTGCTTTCCATAATCAGATTCCACAGCCATAGAGCAGAGATGGTTTGATATTCTTTAGTTGGGTAACCCTTTGCTTCCCATGCCTTCATGTTACCGTCCCATTCGTTCTCATACTTAGCGAATGTTGTATCTGGAAAACGCAATGTCCACTTGTCAACTTCGGAGAGTTCTTCTTCACCAGCACCGCCATCCTTCATCTGCAAAAGCTTGGTGACTAGATCCATAAACTCATCTGTACAGTTGACTGAGACATTGAACTTAGTTAGGCGACCTGGCTGTTGCTTTGCTGTAATAAATTCAACAATGTCAGGGTGCCAAACATCCAACACGCCCATCATTGCACCCTTGCGGATCTTGCCCTTTGCCTTCTTGTTGAGGCTCTTCTTACCGGAGCCAGATGTAATGATCTCGGAGCTCTTGTCGAATAGTTCCATATATTTTACCGCACCAGGTGTCTCCACACCGATGCCGTGGATGAAGGCGCCACGTGGACGAATGTAGGAAAAATTCTCACCCCAGCCGCCTTCAGATTTGAGCGTATGCGATTGAGCGCGAAGGTGAGCAAGAATGCCGTCGAGGGAGTCCACATCCTTCTTCACTCGCGGACCGACATAGCAGTTCATCAGTGTCGTACCTTTCCACTCAGTACCGGCATTGGCATAGATGCGGCCGCCTGCCGTTGCCTTGAAATTGGAGAGCAGATCGTAAAACTTTTCAGTCCACTCGTTGCGAAGGTCTGTTGTAATTTCCATTGATGCCGCTGCTTCAGCAACACGGTAAAGAGTATCGTCAATACTCTTATCGTTATGATCTTTATATGTACTCTGCCAAACCTCTTCTGAAAAAACATCTTCAAACTTGGTCTTGTACTTCTTCTGTATCTCTGTTTTTAGTGCGTCCTTTACTGTGATCTCTGGTGTCTTTTCTGCGAGGGCGGTAGAGTTCATTCCTGTGTTCTCCTTCTTGTTTTATAAATCATTGAATTGTTGGAATTGACTCGTCTTCAAAACGGTCAATTACTTTAAAAGAAACTTCGTGTATCTTACTTATCTGTCCGAGGATAATATTTAAAATATACTTATTGTTGATTATCGGTGCCAAATATCTATTCCTATCATCTTCGATCAAAACAATTTCAATCGCTGCTTCTTTTACCACCAACATAAGAGTGTGATACATAAGAAGACTTGCCGCGTTTTCACAGAATAATCTATAATGTAAGATTTCCCAAGGAGACGGCCAGCTACTGGGCGTATAGTAATCAATGCAGCGGCTACCAATAGGTAATTCAGCGAAGAATATTGCTACTCTATTTAGCTGTTCTTCCAAAGATAAATCTTGTATCTCTTCGCGAAAGGATCGCCAGTTTGCAATCCTTTCCTCGGGATTTGAATTATTCCAAAATGACATTATATTATTATAGCAGGTTCTTCTTGACTGTCAAATGTTTATGATTATACATACCACAGGAAGGCACGAATCTTAATAAGGCGGATTAGCATCTCCTCTTCTTCCTTGTGCCAAGATTCCTCAATTTCAAACCGTTCTTTTGAAATTTTACTCCATTCAATCGATGCCGGATGATCTTTGAAATCATCGTCCATCATCCACCCGAAGGTATTAGGAATATCGCTTGGTCGGTCAGGTAGCGGGTGTGTTTGGTTTAACCTTTCTGCTCGGTTGGGATATTCGTTGACCCACCAATCATAAATAGCAGTCATTTCTTTATAGGCGTCAGAATGCAAGTCATCAGATTCCCATTCGATATTGTTAGCGCCTGTCTCATAAAACTTACGCAGCTCTTCCATCATACCATGTAAGATTCTGGTGTCTGGATCGTAGTATCCCGGAGATAATGTCTTCGGTCTAAGGACATGATACTGATGCTTCTTCACAAATCTATGTAGGAATGCCCACTTGGCATCTCGAGTACGCCAGGAGATTCTCTTTACCATATTCTGAAAAAACCGGACAAATTTATTATGAAACCAATTACGAATTGGAAATTGCTCTTCCATAGCCTCATCCCATTTTCGCCACCCGGTTCTTGTCAATGCACTGGGTCGATATATTCGCCAACGAGATTGGCGAGTCTTTTCAATGAAACGATTAAAATATTCATCATCATTGAAATCATTCTTTTCGTTTAATTCATCGAGTTCTGGTATCTGTATTTTTAAACTGTGTGGGACTTTCATTTACTTCTCTTTCCGAATATATCTGCGACTACGATCGCGCTCTGTTCTATTCAACCTTTGTGAACGATCTCGATAATATGGCAAAGATCGAGGCGATGAAGGGTAATTATAGATGCGACCCCTATATCTATAGTACCTATGCGGTCTTTCGATATACCATCTTGGATACGTCTGATAATAGAAGCGTGTAAATCCATAATGATTATGGTGCAGGTCAGAGCTGATTCGAACCTCAGTTCTTACGTGGTCGATATTATATGGGACTGTCGAACAACCGATAAGAATGGTACTAGCAATTATTCCTACAATAACGATTAATGTCTTTCTAATTGAAAACATATGATCTCCTTTTATGTACTATAACATATTTATGGAGATTATGCAATTATCTTCAATATTATTCCAGATTTAATTTCTTAAGTATTCGCCAATTACCAGTAATTGTCTTTCCTGCATCGGCATCATTGAACCAAAGTCTGCCAGAACATGGAAGGATGTTTACTTCGCCAGGTCCTGGTGGGGTTACTGCGTCATTCAATAACACCGCCGGAACTCCGTCTAATAATACATTTAAATCTAGAGTAAGAATACGATGAGAGATCAACCTCGAAAAATTGATATCTTTGGCACCGGTGCTCACTCCATCACCAACCTCCACATATCTTCTATTGACGGCGTAATCAATTTCGCCATCATATAATGTCCATCCTCCCATATAGCCATTGGAGCTTGTCATGTTATGCCACATTGCAATACCTAGATCTTGCCCAGTCGCCGTCGGGAAGGTATATTCAACAACTCCGTTGATGAGGAACTCGATAGTTGTTCCCGTTCGCCTAAATGCAAAAATATCATTTTCAGCGCCGTCGGCTTTATTAATTGTTGCAGCCAACGATCCACCCAGAGCGCCAGTATATACAGTAACCGTATATTCTAGATCTTCAGTCACATTATTTACTCCGGTTCTTTGATATCTAACATGAAATTGATGACCTGCATCACCCGTTGTTAGAGCTTTTGGATTAGCCTCAATCGATGCCCAATCTACGAGACCAAGTCGAGGAATGTATCCCGAACCATCCTGAACCATCTTAAAACGAAATTCGAAGTCACCTTCTAGTTTGTTTTCCATATAGATTGAATTAGTTAATCCGCGCCCGGCAATAATTTTTCCAGGTTCTCCCATGCAGGCGGCGTGGTCAAGCCTTCTTCTGTACTTGTCCAACCAGGAAATGCTAGTGCTAGTGGTTCCGCTACCCTCGCGCCTAGATCTACGGCAGGGACTGTGCCAGGCGTAAAGTCTGTGCCTGTGCCGGTGGCATGCATATAGTTATATGTTGTCTGAGCAAATGCAGTGGCATCATCTAGTAGAATACCATCATAGACATATACATCATAATATTCACCCACTACCAACGGATCAGTGCCACCGTTGTCATCAAATCTGATTTGAAGAGTGTCTAATAGATCTTCGTCAGTGGCATGTGTGATTTTTGAGCCTGCATGATTTCTTTCCCATCCTGTTCCGTTCCAGCCCCATTGTTCAAACCAAGGGATTGCATTTTCAGATGAGACCGAGCTATTGCCATAGAATGTAAGGAAATAATAAGGTTGACTATTGCTGCCGGCACATAAGAAGATGCCGTTGCCGACGTGTCCGATCATTGTGTTAGATACGATGTTTCGACCTCTCAAAACTGTTGTGTGGCCGTGGGTTAGATTCACGCCGCTCGTGTTTTCATATACTTTCGGAACAGCACTATTAAATTGATCCCATGTTCGAATCGAAATCGGTGGCATGTGAGAACCGGTAGACTGGTTGGTTATACCGGTCAGAGCAGCTCCTGTATAACCAACCATATAGGTTGTATCTGTAGATTCGTCATGGTATGTTAAATTACCAACAATACCTAAATTATTCTTTTCTGTATCGCCGGTGGTCACGTTCCCAGCGTTCTCAGAAGAAGCTCCAAATGAGATTCTTCCGTTTCCAAACCAATTGCTTGTTACCCAAACAAAAGCGGTGCTGGTATCATATATCCCCGAAATGAACCATTCAGTATTACTGAGTGGAGTCGCGCCGTTATGGAAATAATTTCGGAATTTTAGATGACCGCCAAGCCTAGAGCTAAGATTAATGCGTGTTTGATTTGACGCAGGACTTGCCCCTGCTTCGGACCACCAAAATGCTTGATTGTTGTTTGATTCAACATCAAACGCATCGGGCGCGACTATCATCAATTGACCATCAACACTATATGGATTAACAATTAGGCCTAATATATTCGAGGGACCTGGCGTCCCGCTTGTATAATCTGTTAGTAAGAATTGTGGGTCGGTCGTTTCATCATATAATGTCCAAGTAGTACCTTGGTCGGTAGACTTGCCTAAATATGCAACCGAATCTGTGACATCATGAAATATAGCCCACACATCGCCAGTGGCTCTATTTACAGTCACTCCTCGGCAGGAGTTTGGGTTAGTAATCCCGGCAGGTGTGATTTGTGTGATTGCGGTTACGGGTCCTTGAGACGGCCTTTCAATCTTCCATAGGCCTGTATTTTCACACGCCGCAAAAATATCTCCGGTCCTTTCGCCTCCCGAATACGCAGGTCCTAGCTGAAGCAACCCCGTCGCGGGCAAAGGAATGGCACTGTCAGCGGTAATATTTTCAAATTCGCCATTCACATGCATCACCGTGATGCCGTCATCTGCGTATGTTAGAAATTCAGGCCATAGATA